CTGGCGGGATAGGATGCCGTCACACATAGCAATGTCCCGACCCCTATCTTCAGTTTTACTTGTTTTTCTGTCTTTTTATTAATCGCTGTTGGTGGAATATTCATGAATGCGGCCAGACAAGCCGAGGAGCCGACATAGACAGTTGTCTTATGTGCGCTGTAGGTACGATAGAATATCCTAATTCCAATCCCCCCGGATTTAATCCGGTTCATCAACTCAGCGATAATTCCGGCCACATTTTTATGCTCTTCGTCCAGCTCATCCTCATTGATGTATATATATACTTTAGCTGGGTATACCTCCTCACATTTGACATCCTCTGCTTTAATTCCAAATAGACTTGCTGCCGATAAAATAAGGGTATCCAAATTACCTGATGCAAGCATAGCAAGAATCTTGACCCTAATCATGATTCTAAATATTTCATCTGTCGCCGTTCCTCGAGCCACACCATAATTGTTTCCAAAACTATCCAGTACGGCTCCCTGCATTTTATCGATATTATCCCACAGTCGAACTTTTTCCGTTTGCTCTTGCAGAATATCGAATCCCCATCCTGCAAGATAAAACAGTTTTCCTATATTTGTCTCTGGTGGTTCCGACTTCTCAAGTTTTTGTATATCTGTCCTTATGTATGCACTGGTAAGCATGTCTAGCATGCGCGTGGCAAAGCTCATCCCATCAACCTCATTTCATTGTTATGCTGATTGCTGTGCTATCCGTTATTGCCTTTTCTCTGTAACCGATTGCTATATTTTCTTTTGCATAAGAGGTCATGCTCGTGCCAATCTGTAGCTCAAAGTCCTCCACACCTGGAATCGCAGTAAGGATACCCGGTATCTTGATGTATATGACATCCATTCCCGTTTCGAGCCCCCCGACCGTTGTTCCGCCTATGTAGTCAATTAATGCTTGTCTGACCTTATCCTCGCCCGGGAATCCCTCACCTGTCTGAAGTTCTGTCACCTTCACATATATTTTTTTCGTCGTTGGCCGTGAGAAACGGACTTCCAACTGCTGACCGGAAGCCGTAAGTACATTGACCGCCTTATTTCCAACAGTCTGTATTCCTCCTGCCTTTCTGGAGTAAATTGCCTTCGCAATCTCCTCGTCCAGTCCTCCATACACCACGGCCTCCAGACTATGGGGTGGCAAGTTATACGTGGTGTCGCTCTCGTCTGTATCATTCTCGTATACGTAGGCACTCGATACGCCCTCAACATCATTCATTAACGCGGCCCTGACTGCGTCCGCATTGACGCCTCCTGCATAATCCACAGACTTATTATAACGTGCCCGGAACTCAGCGTCTGTTTCCTTTATACGTCCGCCGGATATCTCAGCCTTGTTTGTGATTGATTCAACCCCGTTTACCGAGGAAGGATTTACGATTACCTTCACGGTTCCAGCAGCTGTATTGTATTCCGGCCCCGTCTCCACCGCACGTATCAGTGCAAGCCCTGTTCCTGATTCCGACAGAGTGATGGCATCCACAACCGTGTACTGCAGCCCCCCATTTGTCGCAACCAGGAATCCTGCCGGTATAGTGGAGCCAGATGTTCCAGTCACTGTAATATATCCTGAAGCCTTCCCCTCTGTCAGCAGGTGCATTCCAATGTTCTTTCCTAAATTGTATAAGCTGTTCCCTGCAGATGTTTCCACAAATCGGCTGTTATAGACATCCTCCAGACATGCAAAAAGAATATTCCATACCCATGCCAGAATTCTTAAGAATAGACCCAGTGGTGACCGTACTGTAAGAATTATTCCATCTCCATATAGCTCCCTTGCCTTATATTCCAATGCATTTAATAGCACAGTGTAGGTCGGTCGGTAAAATCCTTTTTCCGTGAGGCCCCACTCATCATCCACCCGTATTCACCTCCATACTTATTGTTTTTCCATCGCTTAACTGTCCTGACCAAGTTACTGTCATTTTCCTCCCCTCTCCCTGTGTCACGCCAAGACTCTCCACTGTGGTTATCTGTTCCTCCTGAAATATTGCCTCGCGTAGAACTTCGTCCGTGGTCTCTTCGTCCACTACTGTCCCGAGTATTTGCTCGTAATCTGTCCCATGACTGGGCACCAGCTCAAAGTCTCCTTTCCAGGCCCCCAAGGTCAGTGCTATTCCCTGTGCAATAGCAGCGTCATCCTCCAGAACTTCTAGCATTCCTTCGTCTGTAAAAGATAAGTCCTTTGTTTCCGGGTCAATCTTCCATGCTGTTTTAGACACATCATCACCCTTTCCGGATTACTCCAACAAATACCGCATCATCCCCCGAATGAATTCTATCAGTGTTTGGCTTGCTATCCGCTCCCGTCTGGATGGAGTTATCACTATCCATGTCCAGATAAGCTACCACTCCAATGTCCCCTTTTTTGATTTGAACATTCACGTCCGCCGTTTTTCCATCCACTTTTATTTCAAGCGGTATATAAGCTACCTTGACGGCCAGAATTGGCGGAGGCGAAACGTAGGTCCCAGCCATCTCCCTTTGCACCAGGGGTTTTGCGGTAACGGTCATTCTTACCGCATCAAAGTCTTCCACCCTGACAATGTCGTGGCATCGAATTCGCTGCATAATTTTTTGCTCATTCGCAAGCAAATTGTAAAGTTCTTTGGTTTTTCGTGCCATGGTATCCTCCTATCCTGCAACCTTGAATTCAATTTCTGTTATCCACGTACCGGTCGGAGAACCTTTGTGCGTCCCTGACACAATCATAAATTTACCGTTTAAATCACGGGATTGAATTTGAATTACGTCCCCGGGTCCCATACGGTAATTCAGAAGGCATTGACGTTTCCATGTCTTCTCTTCAGATGCCTTTTTCTCTTTCGATACCTCCTTTGTTTCTGGAGCTTCTATCATGGTGACATCCGAATCCTCGGACCGGAACAGTAATCCTGCATCTGGCGTAAGTAGGTATCCCTTATTTACCCCATCTGCTGGATTATTGATAATAACCTGATTTGAACGTATAAGAAATCTTGATTTACATTCGTTTATTACAATTTCTGTAAGTATATCTTTGAGCTTTCCAGAGCACACTCGTCCACGCGGATAAAGTGTATTCTTGACTAATTGGAAGGCCCCAACCTCCAGTCCAAAAATATTGAGCAGGTCTCGTACGATGTCCTCTGCCCGACTTCCTTCAGTGTAGGTCTTATTGATTACGGAGTTGAGCCACTGGTCTAGGGCCGCAGTGGCAGTAATCTTCGTCTGCCACTCTACCCCATTCTGTCGGTGACTGCAGCTCGTTACCTGACCAATAAACAGAGCGCCCATGTCATCCTCATATCCCGCATTAAGTATCACGACCTGGTTCTTTTGGATTCCCGCGCGGGATGTCGCATTCAAGTTGTTTACTGTAAATGAAGCAGTTGTCAGCTGCTCCGAATCATGGAAGGGTACTTCGAATTCAAAGTAAAATCCGTCATTCATGCTGTATTTAAGCGGCCCTATCTGTAGAGAAGCAGAACGTATAAAAAATGCCATCAGTCCGTCCTCCTCTCATGCAGGTATAGCTTCACCTCATTTCCAAAATTGCCGTATGTTATCTCATTAACCTCTCCTGTCAGGCAATATGGTACAATGACCGGAATTGGATATCTTGCGTCTTCGATGGAGCTAAACATAGGCCTTCCGTATCTTACAGGGTCCCCATAGCACAGCACCTCTCCTGTCGCCATTATGGCCAGGTCCATCGTAAAGAAGCCTCCCGGGTCATTATATTTGATTGTCATGAAATATGTGCGGTCATCAAGTTTGACAGAAAACGTATATGGCACCATTGATGCATCCACGGGTATATATTCAACTTCCGACGTCAATCCCATTGTCTGCAGTTCATTGGTCATCCCAGTCACTCCCTTTTCTTTTATACTCCGTTAAAGCTCGTTGTCTTTCGTTGATTTGGTCCTGCATTGCTTTTTCCATTGTAGGAATTTACATAGGACGCGTATGAGCTTTGGCTAATCTGTTCGCTTACCTTTGTTTTGAGCCCGGCTGCCTTGACGGCCTCTGTCTGTCCGGTACCCTTGCTTTTTTCTCCCTTGTCCTGCTGGCTCATAAGGAGTGCCTGACCTAATTCTACATACTGACCGGATACGATATTTGCTTTCTGCAACGTCGCTGTAAAGGCAAACCCTTTCTTATTTGACGGAAGGTTCTTCAATTGTAGATTGATGATAACATAATCCGTCACACGGAACTTTCCGACGTAAGTTACTAAATCTCGATTCCTCCACATGGATTCCAACTGGGATTTGTAGGAGCCACAGTTTCTGACTACCAATCCTGCAATCTGGAACTGTTCCGGATTGAGGCTTACATGGTCCTCAATGGTGCTTCCTCCTTCAATGGCATTGGAGGTCATCTTGCTGCTCTTCGTCATAGTCTCCTGGGTGATAGTACCTGTAGCAGGCTGAAACTTTACAGTCCCAGTCTTTCTTCCTGTGATTCTATATGCCATCTGATACCTCCTTACGCATTTCCTTGCTGGATTGCCAGGTTCGCGAAATGTTCTTCCTGCATTTCCTGATATAGTTCCTTGACGGTTCGTTTGAGGTCCTCCACCATTCCATGCGTCCCCTCGTTACTGCCGCCAAGAATCTCTATCTTGATAGTCGGGTTAAAATTCACATCGTTTTTTATACTCTGCTGTCTCCCGCCTGCGATTATCTGTTCACTCTTGTCTGCTGGTACGATGGTTGATCCTGATGGCAGATAGGCAATTTCTCCTCCGCGTTCATTGATGTGCGTCCATCCTCCCTGGAAGTAATTATCTCCATCCGCATTATGTGGAATATTTGCCCCGGCTGAGGCCGCCGCCTTTGAGCCGCCACCAAACAGACCGGCTATCTTTTCCAGCAGGCTTGCCAAACCATTTGCTGCCCATTCCATAATTTTTGCCAGAAATCCTACCACGTTCGAGAGGACCCCTGAAATTCCACTCAGAACAGGGGAGATGGCTGATAATATAGGCGGTATAATCTTCAGTCCCGCAGATAATGCCGGCAGGATTGCATTTGCAATACTCTCAATATGTGGCATAAGCGGTGCGATTACATTGTCGCTCAAGGATTTAAGTATGTTAACCAATGGCGGCACCACTGTGGTTGCAATGCTTCCAATAATCCTAGAAACCGGCGGGAGCACAGTTTGAGCCAATATACTAAATGTCTGAATAAGTGGTGTCACGGCAGCCGCGAGCGGCGG